CACCGAGGGCGCGGCGACGATCGTCGAGTCCTACATCTATCGCGGCCCGGACTGGGACGTCGGCGATGTGGTCGTGAAGGCGGGCGACTGGCTGATCGGCGCGAAGCTCGATGACTGGACGTGGCGGATGGCCAAGGCCGGGCGGATCACCGGCTTCTCGCCGCAGGGCAAGGCGCGGCGTATCACCCGGAGGGCGGCATGACGACACCGTACGACGAGGACTTCACCGAGCTGACCGACGCTGAGATCGACCGGGTGGACCTGGTCGACAAGGCCGCGAACGGGACCCCGTTCCTGCTGATGAAGCGGCAGGGCGGCGCTGGGCTGCTCGATCCCGACGTGGTGCGTGGCCTGGTCGGCAAGTCGAGCCCACGGGAGGGAGACACGGTGACGATGTCCGGCAGTCCCGGCGCGATCGCCCGCCTCATCCACGAGGCCGCGCAGCGCGCGGAGATGGCCAAGGCCGACTACGACACCGCCGACCGTAAGCACATGGCCAGCTCGGGCGTGGCGATGCCAGATGGCAGCTACCCGATCGCCAACCGCTCCGATCTGGAGAACGCGATCCACGCGGTCGGCCGGGGCGGCGCGAACCATGACGCCATCCGCCGCCACATCATCGCCCGCGCCCGCGCGCTCGGCGCGTCCAGCATGATCCCCGACAACTGGGGCTCCGACGGGAGCCTGAGAAAGGCCGAGACGATGGCGAAGGCCAGCAAGCCCGGCTCCAGCATGGAGCTCGACGACGGCGTGGACGGCATGGACCCCACGGTCGCGCTGGCCGCCCCCGACGATGACGCGCCCGGTGACCCGATGGACCCTGGTTCCCCGGCGTGGGAGGCGATCGACGCCGCCACCGCCCGCAAGTGGACTTCCATCCTGTCCAGGGCGAAGGGCGCGGTCGACCTGCTCGCGCAGCGGGAGCTGATGGAGGCCGCAGGCCCCGACCCTGAGGACGCTGAGAACGCGATGGACCTGTCGGACGCGTGCTGCGCGATCGACTACATCATCGGGATTCTCGCCCCGTTCGCGGTCGCCGAGCAGGCCGAGGCCGATTGCGGCGCGGAGATGATGGCGGTCGGGAAGGCGATGGCCGCCTTCGACACCGGCGCTCTGGACACGATCGAGGCGTACGGGCAGATCCGTAAGGCCGGGCGTGTCCTGTCCACGGCGAACGAGGCGGCCATCCGCGGGGCGGTCGAGCAGCTCCAGAAGGTCTTGGCGTCCCTGCCGCAAGCACCAGTGACCGGCGACGAGGTCGCCAAGAAGGAGAGTATGACCGCAGCCACGACGGACGAGGTGACCAAGGCCGACAAGAGCGCCGTCGCCGTCTACGACAAGAACGGCAATCTCGTCGGGATCTGCAACCCGGCCGACATCACTCCGATCGCCGATGCCGACTCCGGCAGCAACGACGACAGCGCCGACCTGGAGCCCGCGCCGGCCGCCGAGGTCGGTACCCCCGCTGACGCTGCCGTGCCGAGCGACGACGGTGTCACCAAGAACGCAAGCACCACCTCGGACGACGTGCTGAAGAGCATCACGACTCTCGCGGAAGCTTTCGACCGGCAGAGCGCCACTCAAAGCGAGCTGGTGAAGACGGTTGAGGAGCTGGCCAAGCGAGTGAGCGTGGTGGAGGAGCAGCCCGCGGCGCCGAGGGTGTTCACCAACGGCGCTGTGCCGCCGCAGGAGATGCTGCGCGGCCACGACGCCGGAGCGCCCGCCGTCCCCCAGAACGTGGCGGCGCTGCGTAAGAGCCTGTACGAGGCCGCTGACGTGGGCGAGCAGCACCGCGCCACCGTCACCATGCAGGACCTCGCGCTGGGCGCGCTCACCAAGTTCGTGCGCGGCGAGACCGCGCCGAGCAACTCCTGACCTGACTCTTCCGGCCCCGCGACGCTGAGCGTCCAGGGCTGCTCATGGCCCAGAAAGGGGCTTTATAAGCGGAAACGTGATGGAGGACATCAGCGAGGAGACCATCGCTGGAGTCCGTAAGGCGCAGACCACCGGTCTGCTGAGCAACACCGGCCTGTACGGCTACGACCTGTCCAACTACGTCTCGCTCATCCCGGTGGTGGTGCCGTTCCGGGAGATGCTGGCGCGAGTCAAGTCGCCGCAGGGTAACCCGGCCGCGTACTGGCGCGCGTTCCTCAACGTCACCAACAGCCAGCCGGACCCGGCGGTCGCGTTCGACTACGCGGCCAGCGAGATCGTGTTCAATGAGCAGGACTTTGCGGCCAAGTATAAGAAGATCGCGTTCGCGGGTCTGGTCACCCAGGACGCGAAGGACCTGGCGACCGGCTACGCCGACCCGTACGCCATCTCCCTGTTCCAGTGCCTCAACCAGCTCATGATCGGCGAGGACCGTAAGGGGATCGGCGGCCAGTCGTTCGCGCTGCCGCAGCCCGCGGCCCCGTCGCTAACGCAGGTCGCCACTGGCGGCACGATCGGCGCCACCCAGGTATACGTCGGTGTCGCGGCCAGGACCGGATCCGGATACTTCTACGGGTCGGGCAACAGCCAGGGCAACTCGGCCAGCACGACCTTCGCCAGCGGCTCGACGAACTCGGTCACGGCCACGGTCGGCGCGGTCAAGGGCGCGGTCCTGTACGACTGGTTCCAGTCCAGCAACGGCACGACGTGGTACTACTACACCTCGACCACGGTCAACGCCGTCACGATGACCAGGGTCATCGGCGCCAACCAGTCGCTGCCCAGCGGGACCGGCTTCCCGGACCTGACCACCCAGTGGAAGGGCTCGACGGGCGTCCCCACCTTCAACGCGGCGGCCGACAACGGCTCGGCGAACGCCAACGACATCGACGGGCTCCTGGCCACCCTGACCGGCGACTACAACAGCAACGGGAACTGGGTGCAGGCGGGCACCGCCACCCCCAACCCGGCCGTCTTCAACTCCCTCAACGGCGCGGCCCTGACTCTGACCGGCGGCACCGTCACCGAGATCGAGGCCGACATCTTCCTGCCGCTGTGGCAGCAGGTGAAGTGCTCGCCGACCGCGATCATGGTCAACGCCGTGCAGGCCCAGGAGATCGCCAACCTCGTCCTCGGCGCGAACTCGGCGGTCACCTACCTTCAGACCGACTCCTCCGGCCGTGTCAACGCCACCGCCGGCGGCCGGATCGGTCACATCGTGAACGCCCCCGCTGGCGGAACCGTGGTGCCGATCGAGGTCCACCCGTCGGTTCCTCCCGGCACGATCATCGGCCGGACCGACCACGTCCCGTTCCCGCAGTCCGACATCGGGAACGTGCTGGAGCTGCGCACCCTGCGCGACACCAGCCAGTTCGACTACGGCGTCAACCGCAACCCGGGTGTCTCCGGCGGCGGCCCCCGCATCGAGTTCGAAATCATCACCGAGGCGGCCTTCGTGAACCGGGCCCCTGTGGCGATGGCTGTTCTCTCGAATGTGGCCTGACCTGGGCTAATGCCGGTCTCTTCGGCCGCCCGTCGCCGGGCTGGGGCTCGCGCTCTGGCCCGGCAGGGGCGGTCTCCCGACCTGATACGAGCGAGGAGGAAGAGCGCAGATGCGGCTCTATTCACGCGTGGGCGCAACGGCGCTCGACCACCCCACCGGACACTACGACGCCGATCCCGACACCGGCGCGTTCGAGTTCCCTGACGAGGTGTCCGACGAGCTGCACTCCTTCCACTCCGGCGGCAAGCCGATGTGGGAGGACCAGGCGGAGCGGGACCGGCGCCTGGCGGCCGAGGAGCTGGAGCGGCTCCGCGACCCTGCGACGCTACTGGAGGCGATCCGGAAGCAGAACGAACTGGTCGCCGCTGTCATCGCCCCGCAGGTGGAGAAGACTCCGGCCCGGCGTCGGACCGCCAAGACCGCCGAGTAGGTGGGCGGGTGCGGGGCGGTCACACCTGTCGTCGCTGCGCTCGCACGGGCCGCTTCGCTGTCGGCTGTTGCTCGCGGTGCAACGCCCCCTACTGCGGAAAGCACGGGGGCTGGGATCCCGACGGCAACCGGTGGCTGTGCACCAAGTGCGCCCGCAAGCTCCAGATCAGAATCGTGAAGACCTGAGGGGGAAGCTGTGGCGACGCCGTATGTAACCCCCGAGATGATCACGAACGCGCCGACCGGGGTCTCCTGGTCGGCCATCCCGTTCCCGAAGGCGACCGACGCCGAACACCTCGCCGAGCAGACCAACATCTGCTGGCGCGCTGTCTCCCGGGTGGACTCCTTCTGCCACCAGCCGCTCCGGGCGACGGTTGACAACGAGGAGGAGCCGGGACCTGGGGGGACACGGCTCACGATTGAGCGGGACACCTGCAACGCCAAGGTGATCCTGCGCCGCTGGCCGGTGATTTCGGTGCTGGCCGTTCAGGTGGCCCGCAACAACGTCTTCCCCCGCCAGTGGAGTACCGTCCCGGCCGGGCAGTACGCGGTCGAGCATCCGATCCTGTCGGCTTACACCGACAGCGTCTCGGCGACCGCGCCAGACGGCGGCGCGTCCATCAGCATCGCGCCCGGCTATGTGGACTGGCGGTACGGCCGTAAGGGTTTCCGACTGCTGGTGTCCTTCACCAACGGTTGGCCACACTGCTCTCTCACCCAGGCCGCCAACGCCGGGGACCAGACGATCCACGTGGACGACGTGACCGGCTGGGCGGGCGCCTCCGGGATGGTGTACGACGGCGCGAGCACCGAACCCATGGCCGCTACCGCCGTCGCCGCGACGACCCCGCTGCAACTACCGAACGGCGTGGGCACCGCGCAGACCGGTGCGGGAACCGTCACGCTCGCCGCCCCGCTGGCCGATGGGCACGCGGCTGGGACGGTGGTGTCGGCACTCCCGGCGACGGTGCTGGACGCGACGATCCTGGCGTGTGCCGCGCAGGTGCTCCAGGCCGGTCAGACCGCGGTCACGATTAAGAGCCTGCCGGGTGTGAAGACCAGCAGCGGCAACAAGATGACCGACCTGAAGAGCTCATACGAGGGGCTGCTGGAGCCGTTCCAGCGGCGCATGTGAGGTGATCCGTGCTCTCCTCGGTCCAGAGCTACGTCAAGGGCATCATCGACGGCCTGGTCGTCCCCACCTTCGACCAGCCACTCCAGGCATGGATCACTGAGCCCGTTCTGGAGGACCTGGACAGTCCGAAGGCATACGTGTGGGGTGCGCGGATGCAGGGCGGCCGGCAGACCGCCCCTCGTGGTCCCGCCTTCAAGCGGTTGCCGTGGGAGATGGATATCACCCTGGGGTGGATGGACACCCCTGACGACGCGTTGGCGCGTGAGCCGTTTCCGCTGGTGGTCGACGCGGTCCTGTGGGCGCTGTGGACCACGACCATGCCCAAGATGATCACCGATCCGGTGACGACCCGGGAGACGCAGATCCAGGCGATCGCCGAGGATTTCGCGCTCGACTACGCGCCGGTCGCGCTGACTGATGAGGGCGAAGGCATGATCCTCTACGCCGCCAAGCTGACCATCAGCGTCCTGGAGGTGGTGCAGGCGTGACGCTCACCATCACCATCGACCGGTCCGGCCACGCGCCCTACAGCCGGTTCTCCTGGACCGAAATCTCCTCCCGGTGGACCGGCGAGGCTGGGCGCCTGGTGAAGGCGGAGCTGAAGAAGCACGCGCCGGTCGGCAAGGGCCCGACTGCGGGCAAGCTGCGCGACAGCATCCGCTACAGGTCAGCCCGGCCGAGCGGCGGCGTGACGATCACGTTCTACTCAGACGCCCCGTACGCCCGGTACGTGCTCGAGGGCACACGTCCGCACGAGATCGTCGCCCACGGCCGAGCCCTGCACTGGTTCGACAAGGGCGGCCAGAGCCATTTCGCGCGTCGCGTCAACCATCCCGGCACCAAGCCGAACCCGTTCCCGAAGCGGGCGGTGTCCCCGCTCGTCCCCGTGCTGCGGTCGAGCTTCGCCGCCGCGTTCCGCACCCAGTTGGAGGCATCGTGACCAGGCTCCGCTACACCGGGCCGCACCCCATCGTGTTCATCGAGGACCGCGTCGGCCACGTCGAGCCTGGTGAGGAGTTCGAGGTACGCGACGACCTCGCGCCCCGCTTCCTTGCTCGCCCCGACATTGAGACCGTCAATGCCGACCAGGCCGTCGAGGAGTCCGCGCCGGCGCGCCGTACCCGCACGCCCAAGACCGCGCCTGAGGGCGAGTAAGGAGACTG